GCCGTGCAGGCGGTAGCGCGGGTGCAGGCCGGCCACCGCGCCATCCATCGGCAGCACGGCGCCCAGCATGCCGACGCGGGCATGCACGGCAGTGATGGCACCGTCGATGGCCAGCGTTGCACCCAGGGTGCCTGTGAACGTCGGCAGCGTGAACGTGGCGGCGATGGTGCCGTCGATGGACAGCACCGCATCCAGCACACCAGACGGCGAGCCGCCAGCCACGTGTGACAGATCGAGGTCTGCCGCGTTGCCTGCTGGCGGCGTGTAACCAGGTGAGGCCGACAGGTCCAGATCGGCCGCATTGCCGGCTGGAGGCGTGTAGCTCACAGTGGCACCACCCGGTCGAGCACCTGGGCGTTGACGGTCGTTTCACCCGAGCCGGGCAAAGCCACGATGAAGGTCTCCGCGTTGCTGCCCACGCTGATCGCATAGGTGCCGTCACTCGCACTGGTGGTCGACCCGACGAGCACGCCCGTGCTGCGCAGGTAGGCGTAGACCTTGCGCGCAGCGGGCGTGCCGCTGGCATCGAACACGGTGCCACTCAGCAGGAACGACGTCCAGGCGTAGGCGCTGCTGAGCGTGTTGTTGCCCGGGTAGGCCAGGCCGGTGAACGACGCCACGTCGACCCAGATCGAGTCGTCGTTCGACCCCTGCACCGTGAATGCACTGCAGTAGCGGTCGGAGGTGTCGTAGCCGCCCTGTTTCATGCCGTCCACAGTGGTGGGTGTGCCGAAATCCCACTTCATCCAGAACGTGGTGTCCTGCGCGTGCGCCTGCGTCCAGTAGACCCGGGTGGTCAGGTTGTTGTCGCTCATCGCAGCCAGACCGCCGCCGGTGTCAGGGGCAATGGATGAGCTCACCGTCGCCGACCCATCCACGCGAGTCGTTGCGTCGAACAACTGCCACTCGGAGGGTTCGAAGAAGCCACCCGGAACCGTCAGGGCACGAATGCGCCAGTAACGCCATGCAGCCACGTCAGGCCCCCGGCATGGTCAGCGTGCCGCTGCTGGCCTGAATGGGGCCGCCAGCCACGATGCTGAGGGTGTTGAGCTTGAAGAAGCCCGAGCCGGCCGACACGGTGACGTCGCCGTCGAGCACAGCCGCTCCAGTCGAGTCGCACAGGCGCACCCAACTGGCCGTGCCGGTGGCATCGGCCGCCGAGTCCTGCGTGATGGTGTCGAAGGTGATGACGCCGCCCGAAGTGGCGCCAGCGGGGTCGCTGAACGTCAGCGTGCCCAGCAGCACCTGAGACGTGATGGCCGTCGCCGGCCCGGCCGGCTGTGTGCCGTCGTAGACCTTGAGCAGCGCTGGGCCGCTGCCGGCGTTGAGTGCGGCCAGGATGGCGTCGCCCATGGCGTTGCGCACGGCGGTGGTGAGTTTGATGGTGGCCATGTTGTTGCCTTATGCGTCGACGTCGCCGCGCAGTTGGATGTCCAAACTGTCCCCGCTCAGCGTCGCGCCCGGCAGGATGGTGCGGACCATCCAGATGGGCGCCGCGGCGCTGACGGTGTTGAAGCGCAAGTTGTTGCCCACCGACCAGCCCGAGCCCCAGCCAGACGCACGCACGATGAAGTACGGCAGGCTTGTCAGTGGGTTCACCGGCCCGCAGTCCGCGCCGGTACTGCCCGTGCCGATCACTCCGCTGTTTTCACCGATGACCTGAAACGTGGTGGCGCCGGTGAACTGCAGCCGCCAGCGCTCGGTGATGGCGCCCGCGTTGCTGACTTCGAGCGGGTGCAGGATGTCGTTGTATTGCGCCGAGGCCTCGCCACCGGTGAGCGAATCGAGCCACTGCCCGGTCCATGTGGCCTGGTCGAACACGTTGGACACCCGGGCCGCCAAGTCGCCGAAGAGGAGCGCACTCGACACGAAGGTGCCGGTGGTGCCGTAGTTGTGCGTGAGTGGCGATGCACTGCTGATCGTGCCGTCGATCTGGGTATCGGCCACGAGCAGCATGTCTTCGACGCGGTGCTTTGCGACCAGCGGCTGCGTCACTCCGGTCAGCGTGAGCGGATTGGCCATCGTGACGGTGCCGGTGGCCAGATCGACCGTGTACTGAGCAGGGTCGACACGCACACCGGCGGCTGACACGAGCCACAGGTCGGACAGGCCTGTGCGACCCACGGTGTACGAGCTGCCCGCGGTGACCGGGTTGGTGAGCGTGACCGACTGTGTGTTGTGGATCACCGCCACGTCGCCCGGGCGGAAGATGGGCACGCGCCCGTCGAGCGGCAGGCGGATCGGATCCAGACCGAGCAGCGAGGCGTCGAGCGACACATTGCTCGTGACGACGGCGCTGTAGCGCACGGTGCCGGGCAGCACGTCGCGGGCGAACGTGACGGACACGACCCCCACGTCCTGCTGCACCAGGCCACTCACGTCGGTGCCTGTGAGTACGCCGCCGGTGTCGCTGGTGGCACTGAGCGCCGTGCCGTCGACCGCCGTGGCCTGGACGAAAAGCGAGCCCAGGCGGATGGGGGCGCCCGCGGTGCGGAAGTCCACCGACCCCGTCACGTAGCCCGCAGTGCCGACCAGGCAGGCCGACACGCTCACCGCGCCGGTGCAGGCGTTCTGGTAGACATCGTTGAAGGTGGCGCGGCCGGTGTTGTAGTCGACCAGCCCCACCTCGACACCGGCACCACCCAAGGCCAGGAACAACTTGCCCTCGCGGTCGCTGTACTGGTTGGCGACACCCGTGCTCGGCGCACCGACACGAAACACCACCGAACCCGGCAAGATGGTCTGCGCGCCGGTGAGGCTCAGGTCGATGATGAACGGCGCCTGTGCGCGCGTGAACGTGTCGGTGGTGACCGTGCCGCTGGTGGTGCCGCCGGTCGACGTGACCAGGAACAGCACCGTGCCGCCGTCCATGCGCGTCATCGCACCCGATACCGGCAGGCTGGTGTAACCCGTCACGCGGTTGTACTTCGTGACCGTGCCAGTGGCGGCCGGCGCACCACTCATGGCGATCTCGCCGGTGCTGTAGTTGATCGTGCCGACGATCGTGTCCTCGACCGTCTGCACGTTGGCAAACTGGGTGAGCGACGAGCCCCCGCCGATGTAGGCCACGGTGCGGGCAAACACGAGGTTGCCGCTGCCGTCATCGGTCACCTTGCCATAGGCCTGGTACGTAGCCCCGTCGACCGTGACCGAGAAGCCGGTGTTGAACGACACCGAGCGCGGCTGCACCGACTGCCCGAGCACGATGGCCGGGCCCATGATGCGGTTGATCTGCACCGCCAGCGGCGTGGCGCCACCGGGCACCAGCCGGTTGTAGGCCACCGTCAGCAAGGTGCCGCGATCCGGCAGCAGGCCCGGGAACGTGATGGTGAGCAGGCCGGTCTGGCGATTGAGCGCGCACACGAAGTTGCTGTTGCTGGCCGCGCCGCTCGAGTCCAGCGTGAGCGTGATCGGTGTGCCGCTGTAGACCAGCGTGACTGCGCAACTGGTGGCCACCAACGGAAACTGCGAGAGCTGCGCCTGCAGCTGCGCTCGCGGGCTGGCATCCGTGGTGTTGGCAGTGAATGCGCCGAGCGAGCCCCAGCTCATGATCACCGAGCTGCCGACGTCCGGCAGGGCGCCAAGGGTGACGACCAGGGCGCCGCTCACATAGTCGATCGTGCCAGTGCCGTCGGCCGGCGAACCACCTTCGAGCGTGCCCGTGCCGGTCTCATCGCGCAGTCGATACCAGCGGCCCAGGGCGCGGAAGTCCACCACTGCGGTGCCGCGCGCCGGCACCGGGTTGAGCACGACGCTGAACACGCTGCCGCGGTTGGCCAGGGTGATCTCGGTGGCACGGGTGAATGCCGCGGCCGTGGCCGTGGGCGCGTGCTGCGCCGAAATGGCTGCGGTGCCGTCGGCGCCGATGCTCACGTTGAACGTGACCAGGCCGGTGTCGTAGTCGACCGCTCCCACCGGGTCGATCAGGCCCGTGCCCATGAGCAGGCCGGCGCCATCGTCGAACAGCGGGTAGCCGGCGCGACCGTTGGAGAAGGTCACCGAGTTGGGCGCGACGGCGCCCGGGAACTGGTAGGGCAACGTCGGGCCGAACGCTGACGATGAGTCGGTGAACGTGACACCCGTCGGGATACGCGACGTGGTCTCGAACACGTTCGCCAGGCTGATCGGCACTTCACGCTGCGTGGTGGGCGCCAGGTGGGCATAGATGGTGGGCAGCTTGATCGTCAGATCACCTGACGCTGCTGCCGCCTGCAGCGGCTGCACGCCGTAGTAGCGCGCCGCATCGGCCACGCTGGTGACACGTACCTTGCCCAGGCGCTGCGCCGCCGAGCTGCGCACGGGCGTGTCGGGGCCGGAGAATTCATAGATCAGCGGCGACGTGATGGCCAGCGTGAGCACGGCGTAGGAATAGACGCCCTTGTCGTCTTCGAACGTGGCAGTCACTGCCGAGACACCATCAATGCGCACGAACTGCTCGCGCAGCTTGGTGCCGCCGGTGTCCTCTTGCACGAGCGCGAACACTTCGCCGATGTCGGGCGGCGGCTCATCGTTGCGTTGGTACACGAGCACGGCCTTGGCGCCCACCGGCTGGCGGCCATACAGGCGCATGCGCGACTCGGGGCCGGCGACGACGTACGACTCGATTCGATCTTGCGCTGCCGTGCGCTGGTCGAAATCCGAGTCGGTCGACATCAGCAGTGCGCCGATGCGGTTGTTGTCTGGCGGGTCCGTGATGATGGCGTGCGCCCCGGCGTACGTGTCGACGTTGTTCGTGCTGATCGTGCCGTAGACCTTGCGCAAGTTGACCCGGCCATAGACCGAGTCGAGCCGCGAGACCTTGGGAAAGATGTTGCCGGCCAGGCCATCGGGTATCACGTTGGCGGTGCGCCGGCCACCACCGTCCGTGGTGTCGGCCATGCGCTCGGACTCGATGAGCTTGATGTCGGCTGAGGTGATCGTCATGGTTTGTTCGCTTTGCTGGGCATTGCTGAGCTATGTTTCGCGGCCGGCCTAGAGCTGCATCAGCTTGACGGTGATGAGGTGCTGATCGGTGTCGGCCGCGTCGGAGAAGAAGAACACCGGCGTCTGCTGGATGACCGGCGCGTCCTGATGCCTGAACATGACGGTGCGCGTGCTGCCCCGCAGACTCAGCGTGAGCTGCTTGCCCGGCACGGCAGCCCATGCGAGCAACTGCGTGAGCGTGGACCGCGGCATCCAGGCCGACTGTTCGTCCGGCGGATCCAGCGTGATCGGCCGGCCCGCCTCGGTACGGTCGGCCACCTGCACGATGAGGGCGCCGGTGATGCTGCGTTCGACGGATTGCTCCACACGCGCCCACTCGGCCTCGTCAGCCCAGCGCAGATCGTCGGACAGCGCGAGCGTGGTGCCGCCGTCGGTGAGGGTGATGGTCATGGTGTTGGGGTGTTGGATCAGCCGCGCGGGATTGCCCGGTCCGCCGCCTCTTGCAGCCCGCGCATGAAATCGGCCAGCGCCTGGGCCGATTGCGCGTTGGCGGTCTGGATGGTGGTCGCCCGGCCATTCAGGTTGAGCTCGACCTTGTAGGTGGCGCCCGCCGCGCCGGGTTGGGTTCGGTCGGTAGCCTGAGCCGGCGCAGCGCCGCGCTGGGCCAGGGCGCTGACCTGTTCGAAGATGCGCTGTGCAATGGCCACATCAGCTGCCGAACTGGCCATGCCCTGCAGATCACCCGCGCCGTTGCTGGTGGTCAGGCGGGCGTTGTCCTTGGACTGCGCGAGCACCGTGGTTGCCACCGCCAGATCGTCAGCCGTCAACGTGCCGGCGGCCAGCTTCTGGCGCAACGAGAAGAAGCCGGTGTTGTCGACCGATGTGCGGTTGGTGGCGTTGCGCGCCGCGGTCGATGCAGAGATCTCGGCATTGAGTGCCTTCTCACGCGCACCGAGCGCGCCGAGCGCCGCTTCGGCGGCAGCAGCAGAGTCGACGATGCGACCCATGTGCCGCACGCCCGAGTCGCCCAGATCCTGCATCGACTTGCCGGTCTCGCTGGCGGACTGCTGGATCTTCAGCATTTCGCGCTGAACTTCGATCTCGCTGGGCACCACGCCCTTGTTTGCTGCCTTGGCGGCTTCGGCGTATTGCTCGAAGGCCTTTTGCTTGTCGGCTAGGCTGGTGGTGGTGCTGTTGCGGATCTGCTCCCACGCCGCCTTGAAGTTGTCGGCCGTGCGCTGCAGCTCGCTGGCTGACTTGAGGCCGAAGGTGCGCAGCGCCTCGTCGAGCGAGCTGATGCCAGGGTTGAGCGAATCGAGCTTGCTGCGCGCCTTGTCCAGGCCGGCGGCGAGCTGGTCGCCCGTCACCAGGCCCTGGCTGCCCAACTCTTGCCAGCGACTGATGACGGCCTGCACGGCGCGCTCGGTGTTGCTGGCGTCGAGTGCCTTGTCCAGACTGCCGCTCAGGGCTCGGCCGGCGTCGGCGCCCTTGATGCCGAGCTTGGTCAGACTTTGCGACAGGCTGTCGACGTCGTTGATCGCACTGGTGCTCGTGGCACTGAACCCGGTCTTGAGTTCTTCAATGCTGGTGCCGGCGCGGCGCAGCGACTCGATGACGACGGCGTCCATCGCAGCAGCCAGCCGGCGGGCGCCTTGCTCGCTGCCGTCGAATGCGGCGCGGGCCTTGGCCTCGAAGCCGCTCAGGTCATCGCCCTTGAGTGCAGCGGCCAGCGACTCGCGCACCTGGTCGCCGGTGATCTTTCCCTTGAGTGCCAAGGCATCGAGCGCGGCGCCCGCGTCCTTGATGCCCTGCAGGTCACCCAGGCTCAGGTTCTTGGTGATCTTGGCCAGCGATTCCTCGACACCTTCCCCCTTGGTGCGCATCTGATCGAAATCAGCGACCAATACCTGGGCGGCCTTGCTCAGTTCCAGGGCCTTGTTTGCAGCCAGCTGCTTGGCCTGCGCCAATGCCGCCGTCTCACGCTGGTTGATGCGCAGGGCTTCGTCTTCGGCGCGCAATGACCTATCGAGATCCTCGGTTGCCTTACCCCAGCCCATGAGTTTGGCGACGCCCTCGCCGATGGCTGTGCCGATCTTTTCGTAGTTGGCCAAGATCACCAGCAGCGCTGCGGGCGATGCGAGTCGCAACATGCCGGCGAATCGGGCCGCTCCTGACGCGGCGCCTTGCAAGGCCGCGGACACGGTGTTGCCGACAGTCGTGATGACACTGGTTGCGCCAGCGTTGGCAACCTTGGCCGCCGTGTTTGCGGTGGTGGCGGCGGTATTGGCCACGGTCGAGGCTGTTGCCTGTGCCCTGACGATGGCTTCGCGCTCAGTCGCTACCGTCACAGCAGCGGTAGCCTGAGCGTTGGCAATGAAGGTTTGCGCGAGTTGGACGGCTTTGTATGCGGCGGCACCCTCGCCAGCCAGGATCAGCACATCCGCCAGCGCGCCGAGGTTGTGCGCCAGCGCACCGATGACGCTGGCGGCCTTGCTGCTGATGCCGTTGGCAGCGTCGACCTCGCCCACGTACTGCGTCCAGCTCGTGCTGAGGCTGGTGATGGCGCGGCCAACCGTGGGCGGCAGCTTGCTGAACTCGCGGGCGACCGTGTCGGCCTGGCCCTGCAGCGCAGCGATGACCACCTGCGAGCTGAGCGCACCCGCCTGGGCCTGTTCGCGCAGGGCTCCGGTGCTGATGCCCAGGCCATCGGCCAGGGCCTTGGCCAGGCGGGGCGCCTGTTCCATCACCGAGTTGAACTCTTCGCCGCGCAGCACGCCGGACTGCAGGCCCTGGATCAACTGCGTGATGGCGGCGTCGCTGGCTTCGGCACTGCTGCCCGATACCTGCACGGCCTGGTTGATGGTCTCGGTGAGGCTGAGCGCGGCCTGCGTGGTCAGGCCGATGTCTTTGCCAGCGGCGGCGATGCGGGTAAACAGGTTGCCCGTGGTTTCCAGGCTGCTGTTGGTGCGCTGCGCCACCTGAAACACGCCATCGAAGGCCTGCTGCAGCGCCTGCCCTTCGCCGGTGACGAGGCCGATGCGGGCCTGCAGGTTCTTGTAGCCGTCGGCCACACGCGCCAGGTCGCCCAGGCTGCCGGCCAGCAACTGGCCACCGACCACGGCTGCGGCGACGGTCTGCAGCGTGCGCAGCTGGTCGCCGATGCCCTGCAGGCTGCCGCGCACCGACTCGTTCGCCTTGAGCTGCTGCGCGGCCGAAGCCTGGGCCGCCTGGCCTTGCTGAGTGAACGCGGCGGCATTGGCCTTGCCGGCATTGGCGCCGGCTTGCTGGGCGGCGGCCAGCTCGCGAGCGCGCTGGGTGAGCTGCTCGGTGTTGACGCCGGCAGCGCGCAGCGCGGTGGCCTCTTCGATGGTGCTGCGCTGCAGGGCCTCGAACTGCGCCTGCGCCTGGCCGGCGGCGGTGTTGAGGGCGCGCAGGTTGTTGGCTTCGGCGGTGGTGGGCGGCCCGGATTGCCCGATGACGCGCTCGAAATCGGCCACGGCCTTGGCGGCGGCTTCCATCTTGGCGCGGGCGGCGTCGGTGTCCTGCACCAGGCGGCCGAAACCGCCGGCACCCTTGGACGTGGCGGCGAGCTGCTCCACCTCGGTGGCGACGCCGGCCAGTTCCTTGCGCAGCTGGATGCTCTTGGCCGCGGTCGTGCTGGCTTCGATGCCCAGCTCGTCCAGGCCGGCGCGGGCTGCTTCGAGGCCGCGCGTGGTGGCGATGACCTCGGTCTTGGCGCTGTTGACGGCGTCGCGCAGCTTCTCGAGCTGGCCAGCCTGCGCACGTGTCGGGGCGCCTGACTTGGCCAGCTCGGCGGCAAAGTCCTGCGCGGCTTGCTGGGCCAGCGCGAGGTTTTCGCGGGCCGCCAGGCTGTCGCGCTTGAGGGCAACGAAGGTGTCGACGGCGCCCTGTTGCTGGCCCAGATCGCGCAGGGCCTGCGCAGCCACGCGAGCACGCTCGGCCAGTTGCGGGTCGACGGCGCCGTCGAGCTTTTCGAGCTCGGTGGCTAGCTTCTCGACATCGGCAGCGCCGCTGGCAGTGGCGGCGATGTCGTATCGGATCTTGGGGTCAGCCACGAGGCAGGGCTCCGGTCAGGTGGCCGACCATGTGCAGGTCGGCATCGGCAGCAGTGAGGTCAGGCGCGGCGGGGTCGGCACTGGCCTGCGCCGGCAGTTCGCCGTGCAGGTAGCGCGAGGGCATCGGGGTGCACTCGCCCCGCCACACCAGCTCGGGCAGCCCCATGTGAGGCTGCACCGACAGGATGGGGATGACGCGCAACAGCCGGGTCGAGCGGCCCGTTTCGATGGCCTGGCGCCCGTCAGGCAGTTGCCAGCGGTCGCCAAGGCTCATGGACTGGCTCGGTGTTGTTGGGCTGTGCGCGTCAGAGGGGGATCACGCGCCGATCAGCGCGCGTCGAACACGAAGGGCTCGCTCTTGCCCGGGGGCGTCTTCATCTTGCCGGTGAGTTCCAGCGTGTTGAAGTCGTCCTTGAACCAGTCGAACTCACCCGACGGCGTGATCACCACTTCCCAGCAGCGCAGGATGCCGATGGAGTTGTCCACCTGGTTGACGCCGTCGAGCAGCAGCTCGACGCGGATCTGCGGCTTGACGCTGCCGCGGATGCGAGCGCCGGTGAAGGCCGCGTGCGCGAAGTCGACCAGCAGGGCCTGTGCCTCGGTGATGGCGCCGGTGCTGAGCGGCTTGAACATGCCCAGGCGGGTGTTGAGCAGGTAGTCGGTGCCCAACACATAGGTGGTGGTGCCGGCGCTGTTGGTGATGACGACGGCGCTGATGTCTTCCTTGCTCAGCTGCACCCAGCCGTCGAGCGTGGCCACCGCCGCCTCGTTGCTGATGGTGCCGCTGGCCTGGGTGTAGGCCGCGTCCTCGCCCATGAAGGCGTAGCGCAGGCCGTCGCGGTTGATGGTTTCGAGCGTGAGCGAGACCTCGCCAGGCTTTTGCAAGGCAACGGTTTCGAGGATCTGGCCGGCGCTGTCGCGCTTCTTGCTGGTCTGTTCCTTGATGTCGGCGTTGGGCTTGATCGAGAACTTGGTGGTGTTGCCGAAGTCGACACGCTTGCCGTACGTGCCGTCAGCGTTGATCAGCCGGGCGTAGACGTCGCCCGCGCCGATGAAACCTTGTGCGGTGGAAAGTGCCATGGTGTGGCTCCAATGTGGGGGAATGGATCAGCGCAGCCTGAACAGATGCCAGGTCAGCGCACGGAAGGGGTGCGGTAGTCGATCTCGAACCGCGTGAGCACCAGGGCGCCACCGACGTCGACGCCTTCGACCTTGTAGGTGCGACGGCCCTCGCGCACGGCCTGGGCCGCGAGCAAGGCCTTGTCGCGCACCATGACCAGCGCCGCCGCGGCAACCGCCGTGGTGATGCAGGCCTTGATGGCAACCATGTCGGCATCGGCACCGGCGCGGGCATCGGCCGTGCGGTTGATGACGCCCACGTTGACGCTGAAGGTACGGCCCTCGGCCTGACCGGGCTTGTCGCGCAGGTCATCGGCCTCGTCTTCGACGAACACCACCCGGCCGCCCGTGTTGAGGTCGGCCAGGCTGGTCGGGTTGTCGCGCACCACCACGCCGTCGGCCTCGAACTGCAACCGCAGTGCGGACACGATGGCCTGAGACAGCTGATAGGGGATCGACTGGCTCATGGTGCGGTCAACCTGATGGTGGCGCGGGCCTCTTGCCCGTCGTTGACGTGCTCGACCTCGCGCACGGCATAGGTGCCGGCGTAGATGCTCAGGCCGGGGTCGGAGCCCACGATCACACTGATCGTGAGCCCGTCGTCGGCCTTGACATCCGGACCGACCGCATAGGCGATGGTGCGCAGCGGCGCCCGCGCGTGGCCGCTCAACACGTCCTGATCGGCCTGGCCGGGGATGGCGTGGAAGCTCACGTCGTCGGCCAGCGGGCGCGAACGGACGCAGAGCACGACCAGGCCGTCGGCTGGGTCGAAGAAGGTGTCGAGTGGGGTGGGCATGGTGGCGGGCTGCGCTGTGGGCGGGCTGGTGCTCAGCGGTCAGGCGGGCGGCCGATCAGCTGCGCGTGACCTTCATGACGGCGCGCGGCCTGGTCAGGATGTGGATCGGGTTGGACTGCATCTCGATGTCCCAGCCCTTGCCGTTGCGCATCTCGATGCCCTTGGCGTAGATGGGCAGGCCGAGCGTGTTGACCGTTTCGATGTAGTCGGCCGGGGCAAAGCGACCCGTCAGCAGACCAGGCACACCACGCGGCACGACGTAGGCATCTTCGGCGCCGATCATGTCGGCGCCGTTGGCGATGCCGCGGTAAGGCACCCACAGGATGCCGCCGAAGTTGACGGCGTCTTGCGTCGAGCCGCGCAACTCGTTGGCGGCAGCCTGGTTGAGGTAGGTCTTTTCGACAGCGTCGTGCGTGATCAGGTCTTCCCAGAAGGTCTGACCACAGAAGCCGACGAAGCCACGCGCCATGGTGTGGCCCAGCTCGCGCGTCAGCGAGGTGACGACCTGGTTGCACTTGGCGCGGATCTTCGTCGTCGAGGTGCCCAGCACAAAGCTCAGGGTGTTTTGCGACACGCCGAACTCGGTGAAGAAGTTGTGCAGCACGGTGGTGCCGTCGGCGTCGTACACGATGCCCTTGAGGGCGCCGACACGCATGTGTTCGAGCGTGTAGTCGAGCCGACCCATGCCCTTGGTCATGATCTCGTTCAGCTTGACCTGCACAGGCATCGGCGCGTTCTCGCTGCCGAAGGCGCGCACGCCTTGCACCTCGTCAGCCAGCAGGGCGTCGTTGAGCGGCAGGTGGGGGACGATGAACGGACGCAGATCGCGGCTGTTGCGGCCGATGGGCGCACCCGCCGAGCCGCGCGCCTTGGCGGCCACGAGCGACAGGGTGTTGCCCTGCTTCTCGACATGCACGGTGGTGGTGGCCACGCCCGCGTATTCGAACAGGCCGGAATCACCCAGCTGCGAGGGGATGTGGGGCAGCTCGTTGATGGCTGCGGTCAGGGTCTGAAGGCTGAAATCCATGATGGATGGTCCTTGTTGGTGTTGGGGTGGTTGGCGACGCTTGCGGCGAGCTGGTGGCGGCGCCGATCAGCGGGCCACGATGCCCAGGGCGGCGAGCTCGACGAGGGCGGGCGCCTTTTCGCCGGTGAGCACCGAGCTGGCCCAGACGAGGCGCTCCGAGAAGACCTCGGCATAGCGGCGCACGATGGTGGCCTTCTTGTCGCCGCCGCTGGCGTCGCAGTCGGCGAACAGCACACCGGCTGCCGTTTCGCTGCCGTCGGTGGCGTTGTTGTCGTACACGGTGTACTTGCCGCTGGCCGTGATGATGCCGAGCACGGTGCCGGCCTTGAGGGCGCCGGCCGCGGTGGCGATGGTGACTTCTTCGCGGCTGATGTAGCCGTTGCCTTCCGACATGAGGAAGGCGCCCGTGCCGAGGGTTTCGGTGGTGACTGCCATGGTGATGGACTCCGAGAGTTGTGGTGTGGGTTGCGGGGTGGTTCAGGCGCGAGCCGGGTGCCGATCAGGCGGTGGCGGCTTGCTTGTTCAGGCCCGCGTAGGCCTTGACCGCGTTGGGCACCGGCTTGGCCACGGCCTCACCATCGGCAGCCGCGCCGGTGTGAGTCGGTGACGGATTGGCACCGCGTGGCGCGTCGGCAAAGTGCGCGGCGGCAGCGCCCGCGGTGGCGGTGCGCACGGCCGAGAGCACGGCCACGGCGGCTTCGGGGCCGGTGGTCTTGCCGTCGAACGCCAGGCGATCGATGAGCGCCTCGTGGCCGGGCAGCGACTGGGCGCGCACGGCGGTGATGCGCTCGCGCTCGGCGGTGGCGCCGGCACTGTGGGCGGTGGCGCGGATCTGCTCGACGAGGGCAGGGTAGGCGGCGGCCAGGGCTTCAGCCGTGGTGATGCCGCCCGCGGGATCTTGATTGGCATTGGTGGCCATATCGACTCCGGTTGGGGTGGTTGAATCGCCTTCGGCGGCGGGCACTACCGGCTCGCTGCTGGGGGCCGTGGAAGCGTCTGCCGCAGGCGCACCGGCCGCCGCAGTCGTGGAAGGGGTGGGAACACCAGCCGCCAGGGCGGCGGCGGCATCGGCATGCACGTCGGCCAGTGCCGACAGGGCGGCATCGACGATTGCGGCCGAAGGCGCCAGGTACGTGGCAGCCGCCACCATCGTGCGGCGGCGCTTGCCGGCCTGCGGCCTACTCTGGCCGGGCAGGGTGGTGACGCTGGCGGGCTTGCTGGCCAGGGCCTGCACGAGTTGTTCGAGGCTGGCGACACCGTCGACCAGGCCGGCGCTTACCGCCTGCTCGCCGATGAAGATGCGGCCGTCGGCCATGTCCGCCAGCACCTTGTCGACGCTGGCACCGCGCATCTGCGCCGTCCAGTCGACGAACAGCGAATAGAGGTAGTCGACCTGGGCTTGCTTGTATTCGAGCGTCTTGGGGTCAAGCGGGCCATCGCCCGCGGCCTTGTAGCGGCCGGCGGCGATGATGGTGCGCTTGATGCCCTGCGCCGCCTGGGCCATCGACACATCGACGTGTTCGGTGCGCACGCCGATCGAGCCCACGTTGACCATGGGCCCGCTCACGTAGATGGCCGGCGCGGCGCTGCCCACCCAGTAGCCGGCGCTGGCCAGCATGCCGTCGCTGTAGGTGATGGCCGGCTTGGCATCGGCAAACGCCTTCCAGGCCTGGGCCGCTTCGGCGATGCCGAGCACGTTGCCGCCGGGTGTGTCGCCGTACAGGATGCCGGCCTTGACCTTGGGGTCAGCCTGCGCGGCCTGGATGTCTTGCCGCAGCAGCTGGGCCGACGTGCCGCCGCTGATCTGCATCATCAGGTTGGCCTTGGGCGCCATGACGCCCTGCATGCCGATGATGGCCACGCCGTCTTGCACGGTGTAGGGCTGGCGTTCACCGCCAGCCAGCGGGCGGCCGATGCGGGCCTCGACCGCCTTGATGTCGATCTTCTCGCCGCGCATGTGCGTGTCGTAGATCGAGCGGATCTCGTCGTGCATGTCCGACGTGATGGCCCAGTAGCCCTGCACCAGGTCGGCCAGGCGCATGGGCCCACCCATGACGGCCGGGTCCAGAAACGACGAACCCCGCACGGCGGCGGGGTTCTGGGTGGTTTGCGCGGGTGCCGGCGCGGCGGTGGTCTCGGTGGTCATTGGCTGTCGCTCCGGCGGGTGTTGCCGCGGTAGGTGGACGAATTGAGGGTGCGGCTGACGTCGTCGATGGCGCGGCGCGCGTCCTTCACATCGAGGCGGATCTCGGTGAGGGTCTCGCGCA